TTTAAGAGATAAAGAACTTGACATGGATCAAGATCAATTTATAGCCAAACAAGAACAAAGAGCGCAAGAAAAATTACTTGATGCAAATCTACAAGAAAGGCGCTTGGATGTGCAAAAAACTATAGCTAATGATAAACTAAAAGTTGCTATTGACAGATTAAAACAAAATGCAGATTTAAAACTTATTGAACTAGAGCAAAAATTTAAGGGGAACAAATGACAACATCTTATAAATTACAAGCAGTTAAAGAACTTAAAGCACAAAAAAAATTAGACCGTATTAGAGAGGCTGAAGAATTAAAAGCAAAACTCGAACTGGAAGATAAAAAACGCCAAGCTAATGAAGAAAGAATAGCTAAAAAAATGGCAAGAATAGAAAAAGGTATCGTTGATGAACCCGTTGATATACCTGCCAAAAAACCTGTAAAGAAAAAAACTGTTGCAAAAAAACCTACAGCAAAAAAAAGAGGCAGACCTAAAAAGAAAAGTTAATGGATGAAATAGATTTAGTTAGCAAGATTAAAAAGTCTATTGAGGTTCGAGAAAACCAAATTCAAGAAACTTTAATGTCTGGCGGTTTGAAAGATATAGAACATTATAAATATTTGCAAGGCGAACTTTCTGCTTTATACTATATTCAAAACGAAATAGCTGATATTTTTAAACAATGACAGAACCAAATAAGATAGCTGAAACCTATATCAAAGAAGAAGATAGAGTATTAGATCCAGCATTACTTAATAAATCTTTATTAGACCGTATGCCAGAACCTACAGGGTGGCGTATGTTGGTTTTACCCTATGCAGGAAAAGCACGAACAAAAGGCGGCATACATTTAGCAAAAGAAACAGTTAACAGAGAGGCACTTGCAACAGTAGTAGCTTATGTAGTAAAGCAAGGCCCTCAGTGTTATAACGATACAAATAGATTTGGCGACAAGCCTTGGTGTAAAGAAAAACAATGGGTTTTAATTGGGCGTTACTCTGGCTCTAGGTTTAAACTTGAGGATGGTGCAGAGGTAAGAATCATCAACGATGATGAGGTAATAGCCACCATACTCGATCCAGACGACATAGTGAGTTTATGATGAGTGAACAAGAAAATACAGAAGTTGATGTGCAAGAAAGCGATCAAATTGAGGTAGAGGTAGTAGAATCTGAAAGTGTTGAACCTACAGTAACTACTGAAGAAGATTTAACAAAAGAAAGCAAAAATATTCAGAAAAGAATCAATAAAAAAAATCAGCAGATTATGGCAGCTGAACAGAGGGTTGCAAAATTGCAGGATGAGTTAGCAGCTAAAACTCAAGAGGCAAAAAGTTATTACGATCAAGTATTAGCATCAAGAAGTGAGGCTTTGACCAGACAAGAAGAGGCACACAATGCCAAACAAATTCAAGCTGATGAAATATATAAAAAGGCAATAGAATCAAATGATGCAGAGTTAATTTCGAAAGCAGATACTTTAAAAAGTGAACTTGCAATAGAAAAAGAAAAAATTAGAGTTGCAAAACAAAAAGTTGAAACTGAGCCAAAACAGGAACAAGAACAACCAGTAACACAAACACAATATCAACCACAACCACAACCTACAAAAGAGGCTATCAAATGGCACGAAAAAAACTCTTGGTATGGTGATTTAAGTGATGAAAACAATATACAAGCCTCTCAGTTCGCATATTTTACTCACAACGCTTTAATTAACGAAGGCTATGAGGCAGATTCAAAAGAATACTACAACGAACTAGACAGTAGAGTTTATAAAGTTTATCCTGATCTAAGATCAGATAATGACGATAAAAGTGAGAGTCAACCCCCTGTGCAAAGAGTTGCCTCCGCCTCAGTTGGAGGTCGTCAAAAAACACATAGCAAAAAGAACGGTGTAACTTTTACTAAATCAGAAGTTGAGCGTCTTAGAGGGTTAAAACCACATAATATGTCTGAAGAGGCATGGTTGAAATCCGTTGCAAAAGAAAAACAAAAAATTGCTCAAAGGGAGGCAAAATAATGGAAGATAAAGTAAATAGTTCACAATCCAGAAAGAGTCGTGAGTCCGAGAATCACGCAAATAACTCTCGTAGAAAACCTTGGGAACCAGTAAGAAAACTTGATACTCCTCCGCCACCTGAAGGATACACATATCGTTGGATAAGGGAATCCATGTTAGGTCAAGAGGATAAAGCTAATGTGAGTAGAAGAATGAGAGAAGGTTGGGAACTTGTAAGAGGCACTGACTTACCAAGTGATTTTACTTTACCTGTAGCTGATGAAGGTAGAAATGCTGGTTATGTATATAATGAGGGATTGCTTTTAGCGAAAATACCTGTTGAAACTCGTGATGAGAGAAACGCTTATTATGAGCATCAAAACCAACTTAAAAAAGAGGCTTTAGATAATAATATTTTCAATGAGGCTCGAAGTGATAGTAGGTATGTAAAGTATGACTCTAAAAGGGATTCCAATGTTACTTTTGGCAAAAAGTAACAGCTTTAAATAGGAGTATTTAGATGGCTAATAAGAATAGTCCATTTGGATGTAAACCTGTTCGAATGATGGGCGGCTCACCTTTCTCAGGTGGTTCTAGTCGTTACAGAATTGCTAGTGGCGCTACTACACCGATTTTCCAAGGCGACTTGGTAACTCAGCTAACAGCAGGTGTATTAGGGCGACATACGGCTACTGGAACCGTTCCGATTGTAGGTGTGTTTAATGGTGTTCAATACACTGATCCAACCACAGGCGAACAAGTTTTTCAAAACTATTATCCTGGCAGCATATCTGCTAGTGATATAATCGCGCAAGTGATCGATGATCCTAATGTTGTATTTGAAGTGCAATGCGATGCTGCATTTCCTGTTGCTGATTTATTTGGTAACTTCGACATTGTTGATGGATCACCTGTCGGTGATACGAAGTCTGGGAGATCTAATTTAGAGTGTGATGTAGGAACTGGTGCTACAACCGCTACATTACCTTTAAAAGTAATAGATATTTCTCAAGATCCTGATAACGATGATGTAGCATCAACCAACACCAATGTTTTATGTGTGATACAAAATCACATCATGGGACAAAAAGGTGCTGGATTAGCATAAGGTAGGTAAAATATGGCAATTTCAAGAGCGCAATTAGCAAAAGAACTAGAGCCTGGTCTTAACAGTTTGTTTGGACTTTCCTACGATGAATATTCAAATGAATACGAGGAGATATTTTCGATAGAAGATTCAAATCGTGCATTTGAGGAAGAAGTCCTAATCACAGGGTTTGGTTCTGCACCAGTGAAATCTGAAGGAAGTGGAGTGCAATTCGATAATGCCTCAGAATCTTTTAGTGCAAGGTACACACACGATACAGTGGCGTTAGCTTTCGCACTAACCGAAGAGGCAATAGAGGATAATCTTTATGATTCTTTAGGTAAGCGATATACAAAAGCATTAGCAAAATCGATGGCTAATACCAAAGAGGTTAAAGGTGCTGATGTTTTAAACAATGCTTTTTCATCAAGTTTCACAGGAGGCGATGGTGTATCTCTAATTAATACAGCACATCCACTAGCAGGTGGAGGTACAGCTGCGAATAGAGCAACCACTATGGCAGACTTGAATGAAACTTCACTTGAAGATTCATTGATCGATATAGCTACTTTCACAGATGATCGTGGTTTAATAATAAGTGTTCAGGCGGATAAATTAATAATTCCACCTCAACTCGTGTTCGTTGCGGACAGAATATTAAACTCACCAATGAGATCTGGAACAGCTGATAATGATATTAACGCTATTAGAAACACAGGTGTATTGCCTGGTGGCTATAGTGTCAATCACTATCTTACTGATCCTGATGCTTATTTCATCTTAACCTCCGTTACCGCACAAGGTGATGGTCTTAAAATGTTCCAAAGAACAGGTATGGAAACTTCAATGGATCCTGACTTTTCTACAGGAAACATTAGGTACAAGGCGCGTGAAAGATATTCATTTGGTTTCTCTGATTGGAGAGGAATCTATGGATCACAAGGTGCATAATTTGAAGTCGTAATACGCTTTATTACTCAGTATTACTAAGGGCGCAATAGCGCCCTTTTTTGTGCCTAAATTAATTAAAATAATGTGTATAAAAACTTGCAAATATGTGCATAATTTAGTATATTAGTTATGTGGGAATTAAAATTAAAAACAAAAAAAAGCTAGGAGGCACTAATGTTTGATGTAATTAGCTATGACGAGAATGGCAAAGAAGATAAGGTGATGGCAAAAAAACTCAAAGACGGATTTGCAAAAGTGTATGACAACATATGCAAAGATTGTCTAGGCACTGGTAAGAAAGAGATCAATTTTATTGATCCTGCAACTAATGAGATTGAGAAAACTGTTTATCTAAAATGCAACTGTAAGGAGGTGGCGTAGTGAGAAAAATAGAAACATATTACAAAGGTTCTGGCGACTTTGTTGAGGCTTACGAGAAAAAAGATCTTGAAGAGTTAGCACCAATCTTTGAACAAGCAGAGGATATTTGGTATGACGAATGGGTTAAACAAGGTAAAGAAGATATTGGGACTTGTTGCAGCGGTAAAAGTATCTTC